TAGTTGCGTAGCCATACGGCTCGCTTCTCAGCGTTTGCCTTGCGTTTATCTGTTGCCTTCATTCAGTTTGCCTCGTCCTATCATTTAAGTAATCATCAAGACATACGATAGCGTATGCGATAGTGCAGATAAAGATAACAACCAAGAATAGCATTAGCCCTTCTCTCTTTCGCTCACTATGGTAGCCAAGACTAAGGCAGTTATATCTATCTTATCAATGACTAACTTAGGCTCTTCTATATCCTCCTCGTTCCATACCGATACGAAGAGTTTATTATCTAGCCCTCTTCTGAACCACTCTATTGCTTCCGAGGCGCTCGCTCCTCCCCAAGTCGAGTCTGAGCGCCTGTCTGCCACCTCATAGAAGTTAATTAGTTTCATCTGCCTTGCCCTCCTTGTTCTTTAGGTGTTCCAGTTGTCCGAGCGCAGATACCATACGAAGTAGGTTCTTGCTTGCCTCCTCTATCTGATTATCAGATACTTGTCGCACAAATAAGTCTCGACAAAGATCCGCTTTTGCTTGATAGTATTCCTTATTCACTTGCTTCCTCCTCCATTTTGATTAGGTCATCTATTTCAGGTGTGTAAGGTCTAGCCTCTGCCTTCCTATCGTCCTCACATATTGCCCCGTGAGGAACTACTGTTAGAGAGATTACTCCCCCGCATACTCCGCACTTAGACACTAGCGTTCCCCAATTCTCTTAGTTCTGCTAGATACTTAATTACTTGTGGATTCTTTTCTACATAACAGGTGTGGCATAGTGGAATTAAATCCTTGATACCCTCTCCCGTTAGGTCAAACCCGCATAACTCACAGTTCTTAGACATTGGCGCCCTGCCTCTCATTGGCTTGGCTTAGTATTACCATTAGGTCTTCGGTTATGAGGTCGTTGTTGTCGTTGTAGATACCTTCTCCCTCGTAGGAATACTCCCACTCCGACCCATTCCATACTGTGCCATTAGGAAAGCGGGCCTCCTCGGTGTCGGGATCGAACTCCCACCCCTCAGTTTTGCTCCATTTGATTATGTAATAGTGCTCTTTAGACATTGACTTCCCCCTCTATTTCTATCGTATCAAATAAATCAAAGGCAAAGGCGTTATCGTAAGCCTCTTTCCCGTATTTATCTATGAACTTACTAATTGCTTTACCCTTAGCCTCAACCTCGTTATCTGCCTCCACGCTAACGCTTAGGGTTATGTCGTATTGATACTCTTTCATCTCTTGCCCTCTCCTTTTCTCTTTTTCTCTTTCGCTAGTTGCTCCTCTGCTTCACTTATTGCTTGTTCTAGTGCGTAATACATATCTTGGAACTCATAGTCCTCAAAGATATTAACGGCTCTTACCCACACCTTATTGGTGAGCGTGTCCTCATTATCTACCCCATACTTTTCTAAGTCCTCTTGGGTATACCAGTTTCCCGCAATTACGCTGTCGGAGTCTAACTCTTGTAGAAGTTTTATTGCTTCTGCTACTATCATTTTCTTACCTTCCCTTTCTCTTGTCGCTTATCTTGCTTAGTATGACTAGCCCTAGCCATATCGCTAGGGCGTAGGTAATAACCTGCATTAAGGCCCAAAAGCCCCCCACCTGCACGCTAGTGAGGCGGTCTAGTATGAACTCTAGGCTCATTGGTTCATCATCTCCAACTGAAACATCGCGTAAGTGTAAAGAGGTGAGTCTTTGTCTATCTCAACTGTCGCGGTGTCGAACCAGTCGGAGAAGCGGTAAAGCACTTTATCTACCTCGCCTTCTGTTAGGTGGATTTCCACATAATCGGCAGGACCTCCCCAAGATAGGCAGATTTCCACGATTTCCCGCTTCTGGATAGATAACGCAGGGTCATCTTGTCCCCAGTCGCTATCTGGATTATCTAGCAGGGCTCTTAGGTCATCTTCCCTGCCTTTAAGTTGTTCATCTATGCGTTGAGCGCAAGTTTCTTGTTTTGTTTGCATTACTTTGCCACCTCTCTATCGCAAGCAGGGCAATAGCCTTGCGCCTGTTGTTTTGGATGGTAGCCGAATCGGTGGCCCTCTAAATACATTTTTAGAATCGGGTCTTGAATCGCTACGGGGATACCTTTATCAAAAAGGTCTAGCGCGTTTTCTTTTGTTTCCATTGTTCTACCTTTCGTTAGTTGTTATGGGTGGAAGTCTAAGACCTCCCCTCCCCACTAGGCTAATCTAACCTAGTAGGAAAGGCAAGCATTAGGCTCGATCGATTTTGCCCTCCTCTTCATCTTCATCTTCAAAGAAATCTGCCCAATTTGCGATAGTAAAAGTCTTCCCACAAGCCTCACAAGGAAAGTGAGCGACATCTTGCTCATCAACAAGGCCGTTGAACTCTGCCTCCTTGTCGCACTCAAAACAACCCGTGAAAACTGTTGCCTTTTCCATTAGATTACCTCCGTTAAGGTTTCGGATTCAATTACATCATCTTCAGCATTTTCTAAATCGTAGCCCTCACCCTCGTAGTCTTCCGCGCTTGTATGCCCGTAAGCGACAAAGAACTTAGCAAGAGCCTCCTCCGCGCTTGTTGCCATTACCTCATAACTTTCCCCGCTTAGTATCGTAAAAGCCGTTTTCTCGCTCACTATGCGCTCACTTTCTTGTTTAGGCGGTGGATACGATATTGGCCACCCGTCCAAGCGGTCATTGTTATGGCGTAATCTTCGGCCTCTTGCTTGGTTAAGAATTCGTAAGGCATAACGCCTTTTCCTCTAATCTCTACCTTGTAAATCATTTCTCTACCTTTCCTATCTTGGAGGCTAGTTCCTCCCCTCCCCCGTAGGATAGTCTAACCCTACGAGGAAAGGCAAGCACTAGAGGCTAAATTCGAAATCTATTCCCTCGCCGTGTTCGGTGATGGTTTGTTCTAACTTGTCCCGCGCCCCTAAATCCTCCTCGCTCTCTTCGGGGCTCTCATCTGCTAACGCTTTCTTGAGGTCTGCCTCACTTATCACGAAGAGAGTTAGGCCTTGGCCTGTTTCGGTGTCCATTGTCCACCAGTCGCCGTTTTCGTTTGCAATATAAAACTTGCTCATTAGTTTGCCCTTTCTAGTGCGTAAGTGCGTAAGTGTTCGGAGGTGTGTTCTGTTATATATCCCGACGCAACTAGAAAGCGCTCACGATTAAAGCGAGGGTTTTCTAGTTCTAGCGCCAAGGCTAGAGAAAGTGCAATTTTATCTCGGTCTATTACATCGCCCGAATCGCCTGTAAAATCCTTTAGAACTTTAGCGATTAGTTCATAATCCTTGCGTGTCATTCTGTTGCCCCTTTTCGGTTCGTTCGGTCTGCCTTATGCCTACCGATAGAGAGAAGATTAGACGAGGCTGGTCTAACTGTCAAGCAGGAAACGATAACAATTTGATAACGATTTGCTGAGAGAAACCTTAGAGAAACTATGAGGCTCTAGTAAAGGTTGAGGGTTAGGCGGGGGGAATCGGTGGGCGGATTATTAGAAAAGGCTCACGGGGAAATATTAGAAAAGGGGCGCACGATTAGGGGGAGAGAGTGCCAGAAGAGGAACATCTCCTCTTAAGTCTTCTGCTCTCTGCCCTTTCTGCCCTGTTTGGTCTGCCAATGGTCTAGAAAAAGAGCCAACAGTCTGCAAAGGGCACCCCGTGGTGATAAAATTTGACCGCCCGATATACATATACCCACTACAAATATCTCTGCTAAAGTGAGATCTTTGTCCGAATTGTATATATATAACCCGCGAATAAGGTGACTTTCGTCACATAATAGAGAAATGCTCTATTTTTTCTGCCTTATATATAGTAGAGGGAGCGAATGCGGAATAGCCCTAGCATTCGCGACCGACAAGGGCGCTGCGCTTGCGCTACGCGCCCCTCAAGAGGGGTACCATCGTACCCCTCGCTACGCTTGGGCTTGCTCGGGCGCTCAAGCACCACAAGGTGCGGAGCGCTGCTCCGCTTTTAGTGGGGATGGCTCTGCCTATTCCACAACAGAAAGAATTATGGTTAGCAATCCCAATCAAACTAAAGAGGCTGAAAGAGCCAAGAAGGTTATCCTCCAGTGTATAGCCGACGGTATGACCGTCGAGCAGTCCTGCAAGGTGGCTGGCAAGTCAATCAAGACCTATGAGTACTATCGTAGATCAGATGCTGTCTTTAAGCAGTTGGCTGATAGAACCAGACTCGGTAGCCTAGAAAAGAACTTTGCGGAAGAGACAGCAAAAGAACTAGATTTTGTTACTTGGCGTAAGAAGTATCTCAAACAAGAGACCTTCCCCCATCAAAAGAATTTAATAGACACCATAGAGGGTAGACAACCAGAATGGCTCCACCCTGCTATGAAGTACGAAAAGGGTATTGCAAGCAATCGTATCCTTCTAAACATCCCACCAAACCACGCTAAGTCAATTACGGTTACGGTGGACTATGTAACCTACAAGATTGTTAATAACCCGAACTTTAGAGTTCTAATAGTTTCCCAAACCCAGCGTCTAGCCGCGGACTTCCTTTATGCTATCAAGCAGCGACTGACGCATCCAATGTACGAAGAACTACAGCAGGCATACGCCGCTGGGGTTGGGTTCAATACTAAGACAGCATCCTGGCAGGCTACCCGTGTCACCTTCGGTGATGAACTACGTGAGTCATCTGAGAAGGACCCAAACCTTGAGGCTGTAGGTATTGGCGGTCAGATTTACGGTAAGCGTGCCGATATGATCATTATTGATGATGCTGTGACTTTATCTAATGCAAATGACTTTGAGAAACAAATCAAGTGGCTTACCCAGGATGTTAGATCCCGTCTTAACCCTACTGGTAAATTGATTGTGGTAGGTACCCGTGTTGCAGCGGTGGACCTATATAAAGAATTACGTTCTCCTGATAGATACCCAGGTGGCCTAGTCCCTTGGACATATCTGGCTATGCCAGCCTTGTTAGAAACAAATGAGGAACCCACCAAGTGGGTCACTCTCTGGCCTTACTCAGATCAACCCTTTGATGGTCAAGAAGAATCTGAAAAAAATGAATTTGGTCTCTATCCGCGTTGGAATGGAAAACATCTATATGCAGAACGACAAGCAATGGATGCAAGCACCTGGGCTCTCATCTACCAACAACAAGATATCTCAGACGACGCAATCTTTGATCCCGTCTGTGTTAAAGGTTCCATTGATGGTATGCGTAAGTCTGGTCGCCTTGTCGCTGGGCACCCAGGTCATCCTCGCGATCTTAGCGGCTTTAGTTTTGTATGTGGTCTGGACCCTGCAATGGTTGGTGACACTGCCGCTGTTTGTTATGCTATTGATCGTGTTACCCATAAGCGTTATATTGTTGATGCGATAAAGATTACTAGGCCAACACCAGCACAGATTAGACAGTTAATTACCGACTGGACAAATGTTTATACCCCCTCTGAGTGGATTGTAGAACGTAACGCATTCCAGTCTTTTCTTACCCAAGATGAAGGCATCAGACAATTCCTTGCTTCTAAAGGAACTCTACTGCGAGAACACCATACTGGTAATAACAAGTGGGACTCAGGCTTTGGTGTTGCTTCTATGTCTACTTTGTTTGGTACCAAGCAGCAAGACAACAAGCATCATAGAGATAACCTGATTCATCTACCAAATGATCAAACCGAAAATATCAAGTCTTTGATTGAGCAACTTATTACCTGGTCACCTTCTACTAAAGGTAAGACCGATATGGTGATGGCTCTATGGTTCTGTGAGATTAGAGCACGTGAAATGCTTAATCAGGGAATCCACGCAACGCATCATTTGAAAAATCCGTTTTTAACACGTTATGAAAAAAGCAAGAGAATGGTCATCAACATTGATGAACTACTTGCTGAGCAAGACCGACAGTTCATCTAGGAGAATAAGTGCTTACAACCAAAGAGGTTATCGCTAAGGTAGCACGGCTGCAGACTAAGTACTCAGCGCGTGACCAGCGTATGCGCGATGTGCTATCTGTGCGTCAAGGAGACATCAGCAAGGTCTATCCTGCTATGTTCTCTGAGGAGTACCCAAAACCTCTGGTTGCTAACTTTGTAGATGTAGCCGCTCGTGACCTTGCTGAGGTTATGGCACCACTACCATCCTTTAACTGCGCTGCTACCAATATGGTTTCAGATAGCGCTCGTAAGGCTGCTGATACTAGAACTCGTATTGCCAACTACTTTGTATCAGGCTCTGAACTCCAAATTCAGATGTATCAAGGTGCTGATTGGTTTAATACTTATGGAATGCTACCAGCAATGGTAGAGATGGATTACGAGACTAATAATCCACGCATCCGCTTGCTAAATCCTTTCGGTGTATATCCTGAGATGGACCGCTTTGGTCGCTGTATCTCAATTACTCAAGTGATAAATACTGATGCAGAATCTCTAGCAATGCAGTATCCAGAGTTCTATAATCAAATCATTACCAACAAGAGTTATATCAGTAGTTCCCCTTACATTACAATGATTCGCTATCACGATAAGGACCAAGATTTAATCTATGTTCCAGATCGTAACAACTTAATTTTATCTAACTTACCTAATGCCATTGGTAAATGCTTAGCCCGCGTTGCAATGCGTTCATCCCTAGACGGAGAA